GTCTAGACCGTGGATTGCTTTAAGATCTTGAGCAAGTTCCATAGTGTATTCAGCTTTAAGAGCTCTTGACTTAGCAGTTACTGTAGCTTTCTCGATTGAGAATGCCATTTCACCGAATGAACCGCCTGAACCACCAGTACCTAGAGCTTCAGAAGCAGCTGTAGACATACCAGCTGAGTAATCAGAAACGATTTCACCAGCAGTTTCGTTTGTGCCTAAGTTATTATCACCGTTATCAACAGCTGTTTCTAGACCAGAAGGACCTGCTTCTTGAGCTGTACCATGGCCAGAGAATGCAGTGTTTGCTTCGTCCATGAAAGCTTCAGTTTTTGTAACTGTGCCGTCACCAGCAACATTTACATACTTAGACTTCATAGCAAAGATTAGACCAGTAGGACCAGTCATAGGCTGTACACCAGCGATATCGTAAGCGATAAGGTTTGGCATTGCACGTCTTACCAATGAGATAAGAACGGGATTAAAACCAGCTACTTCAGCGCCAGTTGCGTTATGAGGAGCGTCTTCTCCAAGGAAGGTTCCTGATTTAGCAACAGCATCTTCTCTAGCTGCGATTTCTTGGTTTTCAAGAAGTCTAGCTGTAACAGCTGCTTTATGACTATCTTGAATTGTTGGAACATCTGTGTGCTCGAGAACCGGGCTCCACTTTTCCATTAAGTTTTTGTCTGCGTTAAACATTTTTAGTTTCCCCTATATTAGACTTTGTTATATTTTGATATAGCTGATGTGTATCGAGCCATTGTGTCACTGACGTCAACCGGAGCTTCGTCGGTGCCAACTAAGTTTTGAGCTTCATCTACTGATTCTTGAGCTTCAGTTTTAAAATAAGACTCTTTAACTACGTTTACTTTCATTTCGAAAGTTTCTGCAGTATCAAAGTCAATATCTTCTACCAAAGATGCAAGCTTTTCAGCTTCAGTTAATGCAAGCCCAACAGAAGCATTTCTTACGATCTCAGCTCTTTCCAAGTTGGAAACAGATTCGGTCAATGCAATATTTTCTTCTGTTGTTTTGTTTAAAGATTCTTCGAGTTCAGTAACCTGTTCTGACAATTCGTCAATCAGATCAACTTTACCTTCTGGAACCTCAATGTAATGTTCTTTGAACACTGATTGTAAAGAAGCCATAAAGTCTTCAGCAATCTCAGTCCTAAGACCAGTTTCAACTGCAACTTTATTTTCTTCCATCCAGTTACCAACCACATAGTTAAGGTAAGAATCTACCTTTTCTACAAGCTCGGACTTGATTTCTGAAACTTCTTCTTCAAGGTTTTGAACGTACTCAGACTCTAGTCTTTCGATTTCTGAACCCACTTTTGATTTAAGGGCAGCTTCGAAGATGATTCCAGCTTTAGCTTGGAAACCATCTGACAAAGTAGCTTCTTCAGCAACTAGGTTGTCAAGGTCTTCTTGGTAGTCAATATGTGCAACGTCTACATCAACGTCTTCTTTCTTGACTGAAGCTTTCTCTTCAACATCAGGTGCCTTAAGTGTTTTCACAACGCTAGAATAGATTCTTTGTGCGTCAATTTTTTTAGAGTTTTTCAACATATCATTTACTGATGCCATGATTGCTGCTTTAGTTTTAGGCATTGGCTCTTCTTCCTCTTCGACTTCTTCGTCGTCGTCAGAATCGTCGTCATCGTCGTCCTCATCGGACTCTTTGACTTCTTCCTCGTCACCTTCTTCTTCAGCATCATCATTAGCTTCTACGATTTCTTCGTCTTGAACTTGTTCGTCTTCAACGAGCTCCTCGTTTGAAAGCTCTTCAGTTTCTGATACGTCTTCGACTAATTCATTATTTTTGATTTCGTCTAATGACATAATTTATTCTCCTATTAAGAATTTACAAGTTTAGAGAGGAAATTTTTAAAAGCTTTAATCTCGACATCAGATGAACTAATACCTCGAGCTTCCTTGATTTCAGTCTCAATTTTTTCAATTTCTTGTGGACAAAGCACGCCATTATTCCATACCCACTCAACACCTTCCATAATTCCATTGACAAATGCCTCTGGAGCTGAAGGGTCTTGAACGATATCTACTGTAGACAACATAAAGTCATCTTTCACATACATAGCGCCATTTTTTTGCACAAGACTTCCCATACCACGACTTGATACACCAAGCTTAACGCCACCATCGAGCAAACCTTTTACGATCTGACCCATAGGAGTTTCTAAGATTGATGCTTTTCCAATAACATTACTTCCGTCAAATCTGAGTTCAGTAATCTTATGTGAAACTTTATCTAAGTTAATGGAAGGACCTTCAGGGTGGTTTAATTCCCC